GCAGAGCGCATCCAACTTGCTCGGGCTGCAGTTGGCCACGAAGACCGATCTCATCAGCATGTGGTCGGATTTTGTCTTCAGCGGCACGGGTGGTCCGCTGCGCATGATTCCGGGCTCGCTGGAGGTGTTGCCCATCCAGGATGAACTGCCGGACTTCAGCGTCTACCTGGTGTATCGATCAGCCGATCTGATGACACATGCCTGCACGGAGTTCTGCAAGGAGATTCGGCACTTTGCGCAGAGCTATCGGCCACGCTGAATGTCCAGGGTGTTTTTAGTTGTCGTGGCACGGGCTAAATAGAAATGTCGGCACGGGCGTGCGTTTTGTGCTGGTTTTGATTCTTTTTGGAGGCTGTCCGTAGGGCGGTGGTGCCGGTGGCGGGTAGGTTCGGTGGCGCTAGGGGACCGACTTGTTGGATGGCTCGCTCCAGATCCAGCCGGTTGATCAGCCGTTGCCGCTTGCTCTGCGGGGCGGGGTGCTTGGGCCGTGGTGGCGCGCCCGCCAGCGTGCGCGAAGGCCCGACCTGCCGGCGATCGTCACGCTGCGCCTGCAGTTCGGCCGCAATCGCCAGCACGTGCCCCAAGCGCTTGTGCTCCACGATCGCGCCCTGGTCGATCTGCGCCAGACGGTCATAGGTGGTGTAGGGCAGGGACGTGCCATCGGCCCACAGCTCGATCCTGCCGTCCGGGTACTCGGCCACCTCGACATAGCGGTGGATCAGCCGCCGGTGCGCGGGCCGGTCCTCCAGCAGGTACATCACCTTGGCGTACTGCAAGGTCAGGTTGACCGACACCTTGCGCCACTCGCGCCAGCTAAAGATGCGCGCCAGATCCTCGTCACCGCGCACCGGCCGGTGCGCATCGAAGTCGCTGCGCGGCAGCTTGGCAAAGCGCGCATTGAAGTCCGCCAGGAAGGCCGGCACAAAGGCGTTGGCCGCGTCCATCGAGCAGATCCCGCGCAGGCGCAACTCCTTGACCAGGCGGTCCTGCAGCACCCCGTTCATGCGCTCCACCCGGCCCTTGGCCTGACTGGTGTTGGCACACAGGATGTCGATGTTCAGCTCGAACAAGGCACGCCCGAACTGCGTGTAGCCACGGCCCTCGGCGTTCTCGCGGGCGTTGACCCGGAAGGTGCTGGCCTTGTCGCTGTAGAACCCCTGCGGCTTGCCATGGCGCTCCACATAGGCGCGCGTGGCGGTGAAGTAGGCCTGGGTCGATTCGGTCGGCACGAATAGCAACTGCATCAGCCGGCTGGTGGCGTCATCGACGTAGACCAGCAGCGTGCAGGCCGGCGCCCGCTCCTCGAACCACGCGTGATCGCTGCCGTCGATCTGTACCAGCTCACCCAGGCACGCGCGCCGATTGCGTGGCTGGTGCACCTTGGGCGGCCGCAGCTTGCGCGGCACCCAGAAGCCGGCATCGATCATGACCCGACGCACGCATGCCTTGGAAAGATCGATACCGTGGCGCTCGCGTAGCTTCTCGCAAGCCAAGGTCGGGCCGAAGTCCGCGTAGCTGTCGCGGATCAAGCCGCGCACACGTGACTCTAGGCCGGGCGGCAGTTGGTGGTGGCCAGGTTGACCCCATTGACGCGACACCAGACCGCGTGGGCCATCTTGCTGATAGCGCAGCACCAGACGCTCCACCTGGCGCTTGGAGATTCCTAGCTTCTCCGCAGCCCGCCAGACCATCAGGCCGTCATCGACGACCGCCTGGATAACCTTGCAGCGATCCAGCTCCCGCATGCTCATGGTGATCGTGTCGGGTCGTCCCATGATCGCGCTCCAGGCTGGCCTGCAAGGCCGCCAGCTTGGCACGCTCAGGAACGGGGTACGACATTTGAATTCATCCCAAGTACGACATTAGAAAAAATCCCTGACATACGTCTGACGCATAATTTGCATTATGTTAAATCGCCGTCGGATTTGGGTGCGTCTACAAGAGGCGCTGCGTGCAATCCAAGCACGCACGAAACCGGCACCCGCGTGACCGGCAACACATCAGCAAGTCCAGCACCTCCCGCTTTGAAACGCCTGCATCGAGCAGGCGTTTTTTCTTCTTCTCGATCTTCCTGTAGTACCGCCGACGCGGCGCATCCTGAAAGCCCCGGCGCAGCGTCCGGATATGCCAATACAGATGCCGAATCTCCCGCGCCAACGCCCGTTTCTCTTCGTCGGACACTGGACCCCTGCGTGTTATTGTTCTGCGACCTCACCGCAACGCGGCAGCTTAGCCGCCAACGTATGTTATGGGAATCTGGGACCGAGACTGGTACGTGCAGAAGCTAAGGCAGCACGACGACTATCGTGAACGGGCTGACACCCGTCGCTCCAAAGGCAAAGACACTCGTGACGCGATCTACAACCCCAAAGAATTTCGCAGCACGATGCGTAATACGAACCCCCCCCAGCTGCGCGACCTACCTGGGGTCAACTGGCATTGGACGATCAAGCTGATAGCCTTTGCATTCATACTGCTCGCCCTTCTCATCGTCATTCGCCAGGTCAAAGGCTGAAAAGCCCACAAAGACCAGTTAGAGGGCTTCGCCCTAGTAGCGCTCGCCGCGCGGCCTCTCAGCTCGCCCACCAGGGTTGTCACCGATCCGCTGAGTTCGCCGTCCCTTTCGGGAACATAGCGTCATCGCTGCGGACTTTCGCGGCATAAACGGCCACCTCCCCACCTTCAAAAAGCCGAAGGCGGGTCCCCTCCATTTATTCCACGTTCCGCAGCGACGCCGCTATCCATGTTCCCGGGACGACGAACTCAGCGGAACGGTGACAACAGCAACCCCGGCAGGCTCGCCAAGAGAAAGACGCCGGGACTCAGAATCTAGCGGCCCGGTAACCTTGAGAGGCAAAACCATGGAACAGCTTTCCTTCAACCTGATCGGCGGTCTCTGCACCATGCCTCTGTGGTTTGCCCTGCCGCGTCGTCGCAGCATCAAGCGCGGCAAGCTCCCGTTCCGCCCGTGGCAACAACTCACGCTGCGCCTGCCAATCCGCCGCCTGATTCGCGCCGCCTCGCACTTCATCTGGACGCGGCCTGACGGCAAGCAATTCGTCTGCCGCACGTTCCGCCAGCTAGTTGCCCGCGTGTACGACTACGACGGGCATTTGCTGCAAGGGCTGCTCCGCCTCACCAAGAAGAACACCGCGAAATAAAGTTCGACCACTCACGCCACTGTTCCTGCGTGATGATCCCGGCCTCGCGCAGCTTCAAAATCTTGCGGCGTTCGTTCATCTTGGCCTCAATGCCGCGCACCTTTTGAGGTTGCAGCCGACCATGTGTGTACCAGCCTGGGAGATAGGTGAAAGGAGCCTGCTCAGGGTCTTCTTTGAACACCTGCCGCGTGTCATACGCGCCATACAGCTCCTCGCCGCGATACCACCAACGGTCAGCCACCATCGCGTTGTATTCGGTGCCATAGAGCACCTTTGCGACGTGCAACTTGGGAAGCTTGAGCTTGACCTTGCCGAACGAAAACGTCTCGATAGCATTCGACAGGAAGGGGATTTTCAGACGGTCGAAACGACGGCACTCGACCATGTATTCAACGAGCGCATCACGCACCTGACGATCCACTTGGCTGATGTGCTGGCAGATGAAATACACGTCCCAGCCTTTCTTACGGCTATGGACAAGCCAGTCGATCACGTCCTGTTGCCTCTTGTCCTGCCAGTTACGCGCGTTCAGCAGCTGCGAGACCTCATCAAGAAAGATGCCGCCGTTCTTCGTCTCGTCATAGCTCTCATTGCCGCGCCCAAGGCTATCGAGATGAGCCACCAGCGGCTTATCAGGCAGCCGCACCACACGTGGCGTTTTCGCCTTGGGGCCGCACAGCTTTTCCAGATCGAGATCGAGATTCGTAGCGACCGCGCGACCCTCTGCCAACAGGTCTTTGATACGCCCGACAGTCGCCAAGCTCTTACCCGAGCCAAGCCGTCCCGTGATGATGTAGATCGGCATATCAGGCCGCCGCCACCATCTTGATATTGCCCACACCCCAGCGATACAGAAAAATCGCCGCGTCAGATGCAAAGGCAATATCGAGCGCCGCGTTCAAGTTGTCCGACGCCAACACCCACATCGCATCACCCAACGGCACCGAAAGATACGACGGCATGGCACCAATCAGCCCATTAAGCACCAACGCCTGCGCAGCGAGCATGCCGGTCGTAAGCGTTCCAAACGCGGCCACAGCCGCCATTGCGAACGCCACTTTCTGCGTGAACCACTTCGCAAAGAAACCAGCCATCGAGCCGAACAGCGACACCATCAACGATGCAAGCAAAGGCATGATGCGACTCCCTTAAACGACACCAGCATTAGCGCCGGCCGCCTTGTTCCAGACGTACACCGCAGCACACACAGGCCACAGCCACGCCAGCAGGTCATGCACATATTGAAGCTGCGTGCACACGTCCCACGAGGCGCGCCAAGTACCCCACGAAAACCATTCAATCGGAACGCACGACCCGCCAGGAAGGATGTGCGGCATCGTGAGCGACCACGACAGACCCTTAGTCGCATTCGATAGCTGCGTCTCACCCGTCTGCTCCGCAGTCTGCAAATCGGTCGCAGGAGACGCCATCGCCGTGGTGGCATCGGTTTTCGTCGGCGTGCCCGTCTCATCCATCTGACACTTCGGGCTACCGGCAATCCCAAGACCGCAAGGCAGGGGCTGCTGAGCGGGCTGCGCAGGCGCTTGCGGGTTGCTACCGTCTTGCGTGGTCGGCGTAACAGTAGTGGTCGTCGTGCTTGTCGTGTTATCCGGATTGGTCGTCACATCGGTCTGCGTAACAACCACCGGCTTTGAACCAAGCGTCAACGCATCGGTGTTCGGCGTAACGGTCCACGTCGTAACGGTCGTCGTCGTGCCGCTAGGTGACAGCACTGATCGCCGAGGGCCAGTGATGCTGTTGCCCGGTGCACTAGGCACCTGAGCAGGTAACGCCTGCGTGGTGGGCTGGCCAAGCTCCGTATACCAATCGGCCGGCGACATGATGCCCCAGTAGTCTTTTGCCCGATTCGGGTTCCCGGTCAGCGCCTGCGCCAGCAAGGGCGACAACTGGGGGTAGCTATATGCAGCCGGTGGCGCATTGGGATCAACCACACAAGAGGTGCCGGACACGATGTACCCGCTGATGCACGATGTCTGCTGATTTACCGTGCCATTGAGATCGTCATTACCCGAGCCATACGTCACTTGGCAAAGGTACTGACTAGCCGAAACTTGATACAGGCCGATGTACCTGTAATTCGCAAAATTGGGGCTCTTACCTTGGAAGATACTGAACACGGCCGAGCACGCGGAATCCGGACTATCGCCAGTCGCAGCAGACGCCGTGGGGCCACTACCCATCGTCGCATTCCACCCCTTCCCACTAAATCCAACATCCCCGCTATGCGGGCTCACCGGCGGACCGCACCAGCCCGTGCCACTTGTCTGACACTGTTTCACGCCGTACGAAATTAGATCGACGGCGAGCATCCCCAACCCGACGACAGACGCTGACGTTACAGCTCGCGCAGCAATACGCGCCAGCGGAATCACACGCAGCTCGTTAATCGCAATCGACCCCAGCGCGCTCCCACCTGAGCCAATCGCAACACTGCCCGCCTCCGCAACTTGCAGACCAGCCGACGATGCTGTCACCACCTGCGAGGTGTTGCGCACAAGGTTCGGCATCAACTGACTCAGCGTCATGTTGACCTGCGCCTGAGCACGCACCGGCACCAGCAACGAAAACGCCATCACCAGCGCTATCACGCCCGGGCCAATCAGCAAATCGACCCACGCGCGGGAAAACGGCTTATTTCGCACAGAACACTTCCCACGGATGGCAGACATACAACCTCTCATATTGGGGATCAAGCGGCGTGCCACAGGCGCTCAAAAACAAAAGGCCCGCGAGGGCCAGGGGAGCAAACGCGGGCCGGTACATCACGCCACCTTGTTGACCAGCTTGCGACCGATGCGGAAGCCGATATAGATGCCCCACACGATTGCAGCAGCAGCGATAGCCTTGGTGCCCAGCGACGTCGCATTGTTCGTCGTGGTATCGAACACGGGCTGCATCGCAGCGCCAAAATCGATACCGCTCGACGTCTGCGCCTGCGCGGCAACGGCACCTGCCATACCGACCACCGCCACCGATGCATGCAGCGCCTTACGCGATACCAGCGCCTTCAGACCTTCCAGCTTTTGTTTCATGATTCCACCTCCAAAAATGGGCCGGTTAGACAAATGACCCGGCTTGGCCCGACAACCGGTCAAAACAGATCGAGCAACTTGCGACCGAGCCGAAACAACGACCCGAAGCACCAGCCCGAGAAAAAGAACAGCAAGCAAAAGCCTGCGTACGTGGCAAGGTCTGACGCGCTGTAGCTCATCGCGTATTCCCCGCAATGAAACCGAGGCAGAAACACACCGCCACGAAGCCCACCGCCAGCACCATGAACCCGTCATAGCTCATACGTTTTCTCCTACAGCCCTGCGGCCTCTATCGCTTGGTCGTACTGCTCGGTGTACTTCCTAACCTGCTCTTCCAGCTCATTGCCGCGAGCAATGGCCATCCACGACTTGCGATACCACTCACGCGCCTGAGACTCCGCTTCCTCTCGTTGCTCTTCAAACCGCTGATGCAGCATTTCCAGACCGTGCGAAATGTTCGCCAGCTCTTCGGCCTCGTCATCCCAGTTCGCCAGCTTCTGCCCCGGGTCCATGCCGCCGTTTTTCTCAGCGGCCCAAAGCCGGTCCGTCACAACGACGAGCCGATCAGAAACGAGCGATGCTTTCAACGTCGCGGCGTACTCACGATCCATCGCCTCTGTGTGTCGTTCCGCAAAGTGATCAGCCTCGCAATTTGCGGCATCCAGCTTTCGCGCCGCGCGCTCGCGTTTGCCCGACATGTCATCGGCAACGAGCAGGTACTGCTCGCGATCCGACACACCGTCATCAAACAAACCAGAGACCCAGTCAGCGATACCCACGGCAACCCCTCAGCGATACGAGACCTGCGCCGTTGCGCGTTCCAGCTCATCGCGCGCATCCACGTCATGCAGCCAATGCCAGGAAGCCGCATACGCCCAGCCCGCACCGATCAAGATGCCCGCTACAAACCATGCGATGCGCTTCCACTCGTCCACGATCAGCCCCTAAAAACGCCAGACCACCAAATCAACGCGACCGCCAACATCCAAATCGCGATCCACGCCAGAACACCCCACACCGATACGTCCGACCACACCTGATCGATGTACATCACAGCCCACGCTTAATGGACCGCATGAAAAAGCTGACCATCAACATCACTGCGACGAACACCACCCCAGCCCACAACCAAGCCTCTTCCCACGACATCGGGGTCACCGGCGTTGACGGTTGCGACGTAGCAGACCCAACGAGATAACCCATCAAAAAATTCAGCATCACGAACCCCACTGATTGAGGAAGTGCCACACCACAGCGCGGAAAAAATCCGACTGCATCCAGAGAACAAGCGCAGCCAACGCACCTATCGAGAACGCAGCCAGACCAAACACAAAATCGCGCACTAGTAGCCCCCACCCTTCACAACGGCCACGACATCAAACGCCTCATCGCAATGATCGACAGCGGTAACCACTGCATCCTCGCGACTGTCAAACGTCCCGGCCTCCCGTAGACGGTGCGTGAACCCCACGTCGCCCCCGCAGGGACACAGGAACAGACCGGAGTTCACTTCCTGCACCACGAAAGCGACGTTCGCCACGATCAGCCGCCCGACTTGGCAGGCGCGACCGGCACCAACGAATGCACGATGGTTTTCATCGTCTTGCCGTTGGTCGTGATCTCCATGTCGGCATTCGCCTTGAACGGCAGCGGCACCTTGGCGTACTTGTCGAACTCGTCCGACTTGCCGATGGTGTATTCCGCCGTCGCAGAACCACGAGCCGTGCCCTTCGACTCATCGAACGGCGTCAGCACATAGGCCTTGCACGAATCGAACAAGACACCATCCATGTCGCCCTTGGATGCCTTGAGGCCGTACACCACCACTTCACTGGTAAAACGCATGACTTACTCCCTTGCAGGCTGGTGAAATGACCGGTTCCCCCGTCCAGCCATCGTCGGAGGGGTCAAGATCGTTAAATCGGGGATTGCACGGGCGCTCATGCATCGGCCTGTCGCACAACTCGTAATCGGGCACCTTGAGGCGCTCAGGCCACGCTTCAGACTTCGACGTGACACGCTGAACAAACGCAGATTCGCCCATCAAGCCGACCAGCACGCGCACGTACTTGCCGTAGCTCGCGCAGATGTTGTCGAGCGAAGCCTCAACGTTGATCTGTGCCGTCTTGCGCTTGATTTCCATGCGCTCAGGCTGGCGACCGGGATCGATGAAGCGAAGGCAGGGATAGGACGCTACAAAAAACGCCGACGGATCGAGCAACACATCAAACGGAATGACACGCTTAACGTTGCGATACTCGACTTCGATCCGCACCCAATCAGAGAACGCATCGCCTTGCTCTTTGCCCTTCTCATAGATGCGACAGAGCTTGCCGTTGCGGCGAAGCCCGATGTACAAGGACCGGCCCTTGCCGTTTGGCTTCTTCCAGTTCCCCTTGTACTCGTGATGAGGATCATTCACTGACGCAGTAAACAGGCCATCATCGAACCACTGATCGGCCTGATCGACCGTAACCTCACCATCGAAACAGTCGTGCGCCAGGTCAACGCGGGTAATGCTCGGCCTGCGGGCCTTGGTCTTGAGGAAGTCGTACAGACGCCGTTCCCATCCTGCACGCGCAGCCAAACACCCGGCCCCGTTGATGCTGACCATGATGGTCGAGCGCTGATTCTGGCCACCGATGCCCACGTGCCCGTAGTTATCGCCCAACTCCCAGGCATTGAGATAGAAATCACGCGAGCGCTTCAGATCCTGCGTCACACCGTAACCGAGAATCTCGGTGAGCTTTTCAGACAGGGCCATGACGTACGCTACGTCATCAACACCGCCCGCGTCCGCCTTGAACGTTTCCTCACCGATGGTGAAACGCAAGGTGTCAATCATGGCCACCTGCCCTTCCACCGGGACACGCACCATAACCGCCTTGACCTCACCGCTATCAGTCATCACCAGTTGCATCGGGGTGGGTACTGCGCACGCCGTCGCGGATTCCGTTCCCCCCGTGTTACTAGAGGGGGGGCATTCAGGCGCTTTCGCGCCGCGTGCGCTCTCACTGCGCTTCGCCGTTTGCGGCGCAAGCCGCTGCGCGACATGCGCCGCTGCCGCGCCAACCGAGGTGAGAGAGGCCTTGAGCTTGCCCATCACAGACCAGCTTCAATGTCACACCACTTGACGTAACCATCGAGGCACGCCTCGATACCCTCATCTGCAACATCAATGCAGGAGTTGGACTCGATGGTCCAGAGCAACAACTGAGCGGCGTACTCGAAACGACCACCTTCTTTCACCACGAGACGAAGCAACGCCATCAAGGCAGCCTGTTCATACTCATTGAGGTCGAAACGCTCGGTGTTCTTTGCCGGGTCAGTCGCGCCAGCAACGGCACCAAACGACATTCCGTCACGCGGAAAGCCTTCGCGCTTAATAATCGCCATCGTTTACCCCCCTGCCGTTTACCGGCTATAGTTCCGGCGTGTTCTCATGTGAGAAATCGCTCTCGGGTGAGAGAATAGTCTCAGATGAGAGAACTTGCAAGGAGGTGCTTTGTGAAAAGCAGCAAATATCTGGATGCGTTGATCGACCAGGAAGGCCTGAAGAACGACCGCGCACTGGCGGCGTTCCTAGAAGTAGGCACGAACACGATCAGCCAATGGCGCAGCGGCGCCCGCAGCATGGATCACGAAATGTGTCTGAAGGTGGCGCTCGCGCTGCACATGGACAATCCGATGCCGATCATCATGGCAGCCGACATGGACCGCGCCGAGCGCGCTGGTCAGCGTTCGCTGTGGGAGGTTTTTTCACCGAGGATGGCCAGTAGCGCGGCCGCCACCCTCCTCATTGCGCTGGCCGCAGGTGTCACAAATTTTGTGACACCCTCACCCGCCGAAGCCGCGCCGTTGAGCCATTCGGAAGGCCGACCTCTTTGCATTATGTTAAATAATGGATCACCAGCGTCCGCTGGCTCCTGCGCTCCGACTACGCCTTCTTCAAAAACTCCGGCTTGAGCAGATAGCTCACCCCGTCGATCTTGCAGTCGATCGGGTGGTCACCCGCCACCAGGCGGATGTTCTTGACCTTGGTGCCCGCCTTGAGCGTGCCCGATCCGCCCCTGAGCTTTAGATCTTTCACCAGGATGGCGGAATCGCCGGCGCTCAACGGATTGCCGTTGGCGTCCTTGATCACGGGTTCGGCTTCAACGTCGTCTTGCTGCGCGGCGGGGTTCCATTCGTGCGCGCAATCCGGGCAGATATAGAGGTCACCGTCCTGGTAGGTGTTTT